TTGTATATCCTATACATTAGCGTGTTTTTTGCGATTTGTTAATCTAAATCAGTAGCAATATAAGAAGTATCTATTCTCCCCTCAAATAAAGGTGGAGTTTCTGTTGTTGAAAAATCTGGACCACTAATAGTTCCTATTCTTAAAAATACCCCAGAATTTGTTTTTGCAGTATTGTTTAAAGTTTCCAAAACATTTACTGCTGTAGTAATTAAAGTTTGATTTCTTGCAGGGCCTTTTCCTTTTTCAGTAAAAACAGCAATAATGATTGCACCTCTAGCAGTGTCAATACTAGAAGTCAAAGTAGGTTCATTTGTATCGCCAAAGGTTACATTTATTCGCACATATTCTGTAACACTACTTAACGGAGCAGCTGTGATGTTATCAAAAAACACTGGTACGGCAGGCGATAAATTTGTAAAAGCAGTAAGTATAGGATTCTCTACCGCTGCTCTAATTGCTTGATAATTCATAATTTTAAATGCCTATGTTTTGATCTAATCCTTTTTTAACAGCTTTTCTAAAAGCACCACCTTTTGTGTAATTTGAAAACCAATTTGCTCTAGCTGTACTTTTACCATTTCCAGGACCAACAAATTGTCCTCTTAATACAGGTGCGGATCCTCTAGAACCTTGTTTAACTACCTTGCCTTTTGGAGGGTCTTGTTGAGGGAAAAATTTACCTCTTTTTAAATCACACGCATAAACAGCATAATTCTCGCCTGTTTTGGTTTTTGCAACATTAAATATTCTAATAACTGGTTTTTTCCTAACGAAAATATCTAATCCCTGTTCTCTAGTTGTATTTAATTTTGGAACATGAAGTCTTGAATAAGGATATTTAGCAGATCTTGTAGTTCCACCACCTTCAGCACCTACAATTTTTGCTCTCCAACTATTTTTAAATTTACCTGTATGTTCAGGACCACGTTCTGCTAAATCATTCATAACGTTTTTAGCTGCTGTTCTTGCTGATGTTGTAATTCTTCTAACAGTAGCCTGTTCATTTTTTTTTAAATCTCTTAAAAATTTTTTTGTTTTTTCTTTAGGGCTTGTCATTACTGTGGCCTCACTACTAAAGAATGATATACAGGTTGATCTCCTCTATATGTTCTGATGGATATTATTTTAGCTTCAATAGTAGAACCTGCTTGCGTATATTGAATACGATCTGCTTGTGTAGGATAATAGTCACCTAATTCTTCTGCACCAATCAAAACACTTAAATCACTTGTTTGATAAACACCTTCATTTTCACTTGAATTTATTTGAGAAATAATACCTTTTACAGAAACAGTTGTATCAGATCCTGTCACAGCACCAGTTGTAGGGTTATATGTACGAGGTGTTGTTGTTTTTACATAAGTTAAAGTCTGACCAAACTGTGATAATACTTGGGTCGGAATACTTTTAAAAATATCATCTATAGCTGCCATATTATCCTCTCATCACTCTTACCTGATAACTGCCACTACCACCAGAACAATATGCTCCAAGAAAACTTTGTAGCCAAGGATATACGTCAAAAATATTATTTACAGTTCCTGTGCTTTGAGAACTTTTATTATATTTAACTTCTAAATCACCAATCTTTACTTCTTCTGGAACACCTGCTGTACCTGTATTACCAGTAATAGCATCAGTATCATTTGCCAATGCTCTAGCTAATTCATATTGTGCATATTTAATATTTAACGGAATAGTTGAACAACTTAACTCAACTCTATCTACCTGATAATTTGTTCTAGGAAATTTAAGTGCTTGATCTTCGTCACATCTATCTCCATAAAAAACTAAATTATCTATTTCTCTAGTAGCTGATATTAATGCTCTATTCTTTTGATCGTCTGTTTTATTTGTCCAAGTGCTTGAATCAGGCACAGTTTCAAAGTAACTATTAGCTTCTGCTAATGTGACATAACTATTAGCAGTTTCACTTTTTATGGTTGCATTTATGGTAGCTGCCACGATCAGTTAAGTAAGTTAGTTTTATTGTAGCGTAAAGAAAAAACCCCACCAATATTTGGTGAGGTTTGATGACCACATTTTAATCTTAATA